TAAGTTGCCACCGTTCAATGTCACCTGGAGGGAGTGAACTTGGATCAGGTCCAGTTGACGTAACCGAACTTGGTCGCATCCAGCATCAACGTGGCGAAGTAGCCACGGAAGCTGATTTGACGCGCCAGAATGTCCGGCTTCTCAACTGAGACTGCGCCCTTTTGCTGCTCGAAGATTTCGAAGCCTGCGAACTGGCCTGCTGCGCAACCGACGATGAGTCGGTCCGCGCCTGCGCCGGTTGCGAAGTTCTTGTCCACGACCATCGTGAGGCCGAGTGGGTTGCCGTTCCAGCTGGCCGCGTTTTGCGTGCCTGCTGCGTTGAACGGTCCAACTGAGGGGAACAGTGGGCGGTCTGCGGTGTCAACCAGGCCACCGATCTTGGCCCATGATGCCGGGCTGACGAACAAGTGGGTTGGCATGACGTTGCTCGAGGCGCTAATCCATCGAGCAATTTCGTAGATCTCGGCAACGAGGGTTGTGGCCGAGCCGTTCCACGTACCACGGTTGGTGGCACCCGAGTACAGCTGGTCTGCCGCGTAGTTGTCGGTCTGATCTGCGTACTGGTTGGCCAGGTCTTGCAGAACGATGTTGACGAATGCCGGATCTGACCAGTCGCCAAGTTGTTCCGCGACACGCACCGTGCCACCGAACGTGAGCTTGGTGACGGTGTTGGATGAGACGACCATCGTGGTCGAGCTCAACGTGTCGAGCTGGTTGCTCTGTTGGGCGACCGAGCTATGCGTCGTGATTTCGGGGCGGATGAACGTCGCGCCTGCGGCTGGCATCGCACGTGCACCGATGGCCGAGACGACCGGGCGCAGGTAGTTGATGTTGTTGTACACCGGGCCAAGGATGGGCACTGGCAGCAAGCCGGGTGCATCGGTGGTCACTTCGTCGCCGGCAGCAGCCTTCAACGGATTGTGGTACGCCTGATGGTCGGCGATCATGCGGTTGACGTTGCGGAATGCATCGCCACCTTGGATGAATGCCGATACGTATTCGGCGGCCGATGGAAGTCGATCTGGCACGCGACGTGGCTCAGCGAATGTGAGCGCTGTCGGCGCTGCGGCAGGCTTTTCAGCGGCGGTTGCGGCGCTGGCGGTCTGGTCGGTCATTGGTTGGGACTCCTTGTCGTTGGACTTGCCTTCGGTCGCTGCAACCTCTGTAATCGTAGCACCCTTGAACGCTGGTGCCGTGACTAGCGATAACTCTACCCACTCGCCCTTGGAAATCACCATTACGCCTTCGTCGTCGTAACTGAACTCAATCGGGTTGACTCCGACGCTGACGGCATCTACTGCCTCATCCTTGATCAGCTCGAGCATGTCGTTGCCTTCGGAGGTGGCGCTGATTCGGGCAGTGAACAGCATGCCTTCCTCAGAATCAAGGCGGCTGGTCACGATGCCGACTGGTTGCATGTCGTCGTGGTATTTGAGCAGTTTGGGCTTTTTGCCGGTCACTGGCAGGCTGCCTCGAGCGAACTTGACGCGAGTGCCATCCGAGACGGTGGCTTCTACATCCCAGGGTACGGCTACGCCGGAGATTGTCCTGGGCGATTCGCTTTCTTCAGCGATGATGAATGTTTCGGATGCGGTGAGCTTAAGCATTACGCCTCACTTTCGTCATTAGAGGGTAGCCCCCGAGCAGGTGCAGCGTTGTCCTGCTCGGGAGACATGTCGGCTTCCTCCAGGTAGCTCTCAACGTCGAGGTAAATGTATCGGCCGCGTGGTGTCACGCTGTTTTGGCTGAGTGTCTGTTCGATGCAGTCAATGAATGGCTTGGCACCGAACAAATACAAGTCTTGTCGGGCCTGCTGCGCGTTTTGGTACGTCATGCCGGATCCTGATGGTGCGCCAACCAGGTACGGCGGAATGTTTGCGATGCGTGCCATTTCTAGTGCTTGGTATGTTCGTGCCTCGGTCAGCTGCAACTTGCTCGGATCCATGTAGGACTCTTTCCAATCCACGTACTGGTTCAACGCAGCAATCGCATTGTTGTTTCGGGCAGCGGCGAATCCGGCAGCAAGTTCACTCAGTTCCTCGGCGCTCAATGGCTCGCCCTCGGTTTGTTTTAGGACACCGGCTGGAGTTTGATTCTTTGCAAAGCGCTCAGCGCTGGTATCAAGGTTGATGTTGGTGCGAATTGCTCGAGCGCCCATGCTCAGCAAACCTTGAATTGGGCTCAGGAATTGCACTACGTCGTTTGGGTCAAGGCTCAAGCCTTGAAACACAATCTGTTTGCTAGGTCCGTAATACAGTGGCCCAGCCTGATCGAGTGTTTGCACATCGGCCGCCGGAATCCACGTAAAGGTTGCCGGGAAGCCATTGCCGAATCGGCTGGTCACTACCCAGAATGCGCGACCGTAGAACATCAGGTCATCGGTTGTCCAGGACATGATGAAATTGCGTGTCGCGTTGGGATCTGGCTGATGAAACCACGTGTCATCGGGCAGGTGCACATCCTCATAGTCCTCACCGACCCACTGCTTTGAGTACTGGTGGATTTCCAGACAGCCAACCATTGAGCAGATCAGGTCACGTGCCCGGCTAATGGTGGGTATCTGGATTGCCTGCTGGCGGTTAAAATCGGCTGTGTAGTTGATGAAGTTGCCGACCAATGGGTTGCCGGCAGCGCCAGCCGCGCCAATCTGTGCGTTGGTGGTATTGGGTACTGCGCGCTTTAGTGAGAATGCCATCGTGCGAACAGTCTAGGCACTCGATGCAATGACTGGCCGGTTCACCATCGGTCGTGGTCGGCTCATCATGCCAACAGCCCACACCAAGCATCGTGCCAACTCAATCGGTCCCGATGATTTCTGTGATGACAACGCGATAGCGCCCGGAGTGCGTACAGCCACAGCTCTACCGACATGCTCAGCCAGCATTGTCTCCCCAGTGTGCGCAACACGACCCTCATTGATCAGGTTTTTGACCATTGATGTGTACCGGGTGATCTCCTGGTAGCCGACCAGCACCCTGCGACGTTGCAGATCGGAGGGGCAGTTGGTGTCCAGTGTCGGCGTGATAGCAACTTGCAAGCCTGAGTTGGAGGCCAACTGAGCCCGAATGTTATCCCATACCTGTGTCACTGTTTCGCACATGAATGCGACAGTCGCAGTCAGCATCCCAGCAGTATTCGCGTTGACACGTACAGCCACGTATCGGCCATCGTCGAGCGAGACTTCCACGGCGAGCACGCCGCCCGGCGATGGTGGCAAGTCGGTAGCAAGTGATTCCCACCGCCCAGGCGGCAGCCACGACAACTCTGATTGCACCCATAGGTTCACGCTAGAACGCAGAAATCCAGCCCTGTTCGGGCCTTTGGCTTCGGCCTGAACTGTGCGTATGTCGAGCGTGTGCCCGAGCGCCGGGTTGGCGTACTCCCACGCAGCCTCGGTCATCGGATCCAGTTCAGGTGGTGGACTGTATTCAGCCAGGTACACCGAATTGGTGACTTCACCTGAATCAATCGCACGCAAGCCCTGCTCACGCCACCTGAGCATCGCAATACTGTCTTCCGTGCCTGCGGTGCTCCACATCGAGCACAACGGATTCGGCCGGGCACGCTGAGTCGGCAGCAAACCAATGTCCAGTGTCTCGGAGTCAATACCGAACACTTCGTCAGCAATGATCAGGTCAACAGACATACCGTGACCACTCGATGGCCTGGCTGCTTTGACATACCACTTCGAGTCACCAACTTTGATGCTGTTACGGCCATAAGCCCACACAGCTTTGACACCAGCCTTTTCCTCAATGATCGGTGCCAGGTCTTGAAATAGCGCTGTGGCTAGATCCAGCCGGTGAGCTGTACTGAGAATGGTTTGTGGCCCGGCCGTCAGCGAGTACTTCAGCAGCCACCACGACAGCAGACTCTTGAGCGCTACTGTCTTTCCGTTTTGTCGACTGACACTGACAAGTGAAACGTGGTTGAGGAACCTCCCTTGAGCATCCACGGCAAGTTGACCGTTGAGAACATGCCTCTGCCAGGGCATAAGCTCCACTCCGAGAATACGCTGAGCCCAATCTGCAACTTCGGGCCCATAGCTTCCGGCAGCATCCTTGATGATCGTTTCGATTCGCGGCAGGTCATGACCTTTTCCTTTTCGCTCGGGCTTTGTCTTTTCGGATAACGAGAAGGATGGGCGCGGGGTGAGGGGTAGACGTTCATCCAAAAACGCTTTCGGCTTTTGCTTTGGTTTGGCTTTGCTTTGGGCAGGTGGCCGGTGTCCGGGTCGTCGGGCTTGCGTTGCTCTCTGCTTTGCTGCTTTGTAGTTGGCTCCGCGTCGCGCATTGCATTCCTTGCAGGCCGGCACCAAATTGTCCAGGTCATCCGTGCCACCTCGGTCAATCTCAATGATGTGATCTGCTTCGGTGGCTTGCCTGCGTTTGCACCAATGGCATCGGGGTTTGTCTTGGAGTACCACCCCCCGGTTTTTGTAGTACTGTTTTGACCGTACCCGGGTCTTTTTGCTTGGCATGGGGGACTACCGCTGACGCGCTTCGCTTGTCCTAGCGCCCTCGCGTTGCTCGGTTGCTATCAATCGTTGGTGGCAGAGGTAGCACACTGGCCCGGCTTCGGTGAGTTGATCACCGTATTTGGTTGAGAGGTTTTGTTCACCGCACTCGCGGCAGTCACCAATCTCGAGCACCGTTTCATAGCTGCATTTGATTTTCATGTTGTCAAGGTTACTTAGGCAGAGTGCCCCCGGGCTCCATCCCGACCGTTGTTGAAGCACGGTTCACACTCGCCACACGATGGATCTGTTCGCATGGTCTGCCCTGCCCTTCTGATGGGCGAACTGATGATGATGAGTCACCGAGGATTTGCACCTACATCAGGTCACGCGGCCTGAACGCACCAATGTGATTGGCGTACTTCAGTTTTTCCAAGCAGTAATGACTGCTGATGCCTCCTGCTTAGTTAGCTCATCAAACTTGACTACGTTACGGCCAAGCACTTCACCAATCTCACGCATCGTTTGTGAGCCAGGCGTGAATCCTCGAGTTTTGGCGAGCACTCGAATCATCCCGATTTGCTTTTCCGATGCCTTGCCTGGGCCTGCTTTTAATGGCACCACGTTGGTTTGTGGTTCGCCTGTGAATGGGTCGGGGATGGGTTCGCCATCCGGGTAGCGCGCAATCTCGACACGCGGCTTTTCGGGCTCTTGCCTGGCTAACACTTCCTGTTTGCTGGCCATCTTGTGATCGATGCCGAAGCCCATCATGCCCAATGCTCGACCTAAGGCCGAGGTGCTGGCATTCATCTGCTCTGAATCTTTTGTGTATGGCGTACGCCCGGGAAATGGCTCCCAACAGTACGCAATGCAGGGCAGCTGGTCATCTTTGTCACGCCATACGGTGCAACGAATCTCAATGTACAGCTTTTCGTTGACCTCACGGAATGTGGGCTGTGATTCCTGCACACGCAAATCTGGAAACTTCTCTAGCGCCATGCGCAGGCGCGTTGGCACGTCAACGTAGTTGTCAAGGTTGAAACTCATGATCCCAATTCCTCCAATAGGCACATCAGTTCGTACCACTCTTTGACCGGCATGACCGCCATCCATTCGCCCACATCTGTGATTCCTGGGCGCTTGGCGATAATCACGCCTGTCCAGGCTTTGTCATTTGCAATCTGCCTGCGCAGCTGCTCAAAGTAGCCGTGCCAGGAGTGTGCTTTGCGGTCTTTGACTTCAATCACAATGCCCGGCCATCCGTTGATATCGCCCCGGTCTTTGTGCGTGCCGGCCTGCACGCGGTCGGCATTGATGCCTTTGGCACGTAGCCACTTGACTACAGCCAGTTCGGCTGCATGACCTTTACGCTTCTGTGGGCTCGTCACGATAAATCGCCATGTCTCCTACCACGTGCAATGGGGCATCGAGTAGCTGATCACGTGCATCAGCCATGTGCAGACAGTTCAGGTAACCAATCGCATCCACCAGCGAATCCTCGTGCATCTTGCCTTCCTCTAGCGACTTCCAAAGCCGAGCAAGTTTGACGCACACCATAAACATGATGGCCTCTTGGGTGCTGAGGTTGTGATGGAAGTTGGTGAAGCTGCCGAATATGCGACGTACCCGGGTGTAGTCATCAAATGGGTGCCCATATTGGGCCATGCGATCACCTTTGGTGAGTTGCCAGGCGCGATAGGCCGCGTCACCTGGATCAATGTTGCTGCTGCTCATTGTCATCCTTTATAGGTCGTGCAAGGTACCAAATGGCTACCACAATGTAGATGGCAAACACGCTGAGCATGAATACTTCAGCCCACAACGCGGTCATACGTGCTCCAGTTGTCCCATCCGTATTTGGTTGCAATATGCCACGCCACCCACAAGTTGGTGAGTGGGTCAAATAGCTCGGTGCAGTCATTGATCATGCCCTGGGTTTGCAGGTAGCCACGTGGCCAGTATTTGTTTGGTTTGCACCACGATGGCGTGTGAATCTGCATCAGGCCGAAGCTGTCTCCGTTGTCACCGACTACATCCGGCAGGCACATTGACTCGAGCTCTGCGACCTGTAGGGCTATCCATAGGTCATCAAGCACAAAGCCTGCCCTGAGCGCTGTATCAGCCCATTCTTGGCAGCCTGGGCCTGTGTATGGGGGCATGGTCGTAACCACCCTCATATCGCTTCCTGGCGCGTCTGAGGGGCTGTCCAAGCCCACCGTGCCTCGAAGGGGAGCCGTGTACACGGTGGACTCGGACACCAGCCCTGCTGTGTCTGTTTCAGGATCTGATACCAGCATCAGGCCAAAGCCGGACACTGCGCATGCTGCCGCAAAGATGATGGTTAACGGATTCATGCGACGCTCGGGTGTTCTGGGTCGATGCGTGGCTGATGGGTCAGCTTTGATGGTTCGCTCCAATCCTCGTCAGCGTTGAATCGGTAACGCAGCTGGGCCTTCACGACCTCGCCTTCAGCGTTCCTGAACACTACCAAGTGGAATTGTTGCGCTGTCTCTGCACAAAGCCCTGTCAGGACTTCGTAGGTAATCAGGTTGTGTGTCATGTTTAGGCCCCTCCAGAGCCTGATATGACCTTAGCGCGTCTTTCGGCGCTTGTGGGGGATTTGCAACTTGATGACTTTTCGGACCATTCGGGCAGGTATGAATAGCACATTGTCCGAGCCCTGCTCATCGGTGATCGACTGTGCCAGGCATAGGTGCCGGGCATTGGGCTTGCTAATGCGGTAGCCGACGCTGTGCACCACACACGGCGTGTCCTTCAGGTCGGATTCGTCGTACCAATTGTCGTTGTCAAGCGTGTGCGCATCGTGCCACACCACCAGCACCAGGGGTTTGTCTAGTCCAGCCATACCACGTACTCTGCCGCCACTCGGCCCTTGTCTGGATCCACGAAGTGCAGGCGCTGGCTCGGTATGCCGGTGGCTGCCACGAACTCGCGTGCGTATTCGTTGTGCGATTCGGGGCTGCCGGTCACGAATATGCGACCGCCGTTGCTCATGGTCAGGCTCATTGGTGTGTGCCAGTGGCCCATGTAGCAATCATTGAAGTCCTCGATCACTCCACCGGCCCACGCATTGACCTTGCGCAGAATACCGAAAGCTGGAGTATTGCCACCAAAGCTTCGTATTTCGTCACCGTGCACCAGCAGGGCTGTGTAGTTGCCAATGCGCACAATCTGATACCAAGCGTCACTGCTCTGCCAATCTTTGACCAAGTGACCGACTCGACTGCGCGCAATCTCATAGCTGATGCGATCAATGTTGTCGCCCTTGGGCATTTCGCCATACCGCCCTATGCGGCCGTGGTTGCCGTATTCGCACACGACTCGGACTGACTCAAAGTTGTTAGCCAAAGTGCTAACAGTTTTGGAGATCAGCCTGGACACCTCGAACAGCTGCTCATAGAGGTGGCTGTCAACCTCGTACGCCTGGCCGGGGAATATGCCCATGCCCTCCACCATGTCACCGCCGAGCATGAGCACCGCTTCACGTACCGGGTGATGCTTGCGTTGAATATCGGTGATGTGTACCACTTTGTCAATGAATCGGTCAATGCGTTGTGCGCACGTTTCCGAGCCGTATGACACGCTCTTTTTGCCGAGCTGCCAATCCGTGCAATGAATGACTGCCACCTCGGGTTTGCCTTTGCGTGTGTCTTTTTTGGGTGGCGTGACCTTGATTGGTGGTGTGCCCAGGCTGGCATCCTTGGCCGCCTGGTACACGGCCTCGACCAGTTCATCCCGGTTCACCTTCAATCTGCCGTATTGCTGTTGTGCTCGCTTCAGCGCCTCACGCAGCTGCTCGAGCGTCTGCTGGTCTTTGATTTCGTCACTTAGCGACATGCTTGGCCCTGAATCGGTGCACGACATTGAAGTCACACTTGAAGCCATGCTTTGCCAATAGTGATGCGATGGCCTGGCTGCTGTATTGCTGATCGTAAATCAGGTCGTACCATTCCTCGCCGTTTGGCTGGTCATCCAACCATTTCGCCAAGTCAGCCACTTTGTTTAGTTTTGGCTGTATTTCGTCGCGTAGTCCCATTGTCGTGATCCTCCAGGTGGTTGTCAATCTTGCGTTCTACCCTACTCAATATCTTGCGCACGTATGCGTGATCGTCGGCGTTTTCTCGCCGGGCACGTTCAATCAGGATTGCAGGTAGGACAGCCGCCGACACAATGGCAACGGCACTGATTAGGGCTACGTAGATTTCTGTCGGCATGAGTGTCCAGCCATTGCTGCACTCTGGCTGGTATTGATTCTGCCTTGAAATATCGAATGTGCCACGGTTCGGCCCCGGATCGGAACTCCCAGCAGAATCCGAAGCTCAGGCAGTTGGCTTCCATCCATTCCAGGCGCTTTCCTGAAGCCTCAAAGATGTCAACGGCCAAGCCCAAATTGTGCGTAGAAGTGCCAGGCACAGCCATCGGGGCCAGCCCCGGCTTCAGGTAATACTTTTGCCCTTTGTAAATCCTGATGGATTTGCTGTTGCTGATTGGTGCTGTGGTGTACCTAGCTAGAAACCCTCGCTCCTGGGTTGCCAAATCGCGATACGTGTCACCGACACTGGTGGGCTTGAATGGCCTGATGCCATCAGCGTGCGCAGCTTTACGCATTGCCTCATACGCCTGGGCTGCCAACCAATGCAGCCGACCGTAAGGCCTGATTGAGCGCAGCAGGTATGCCGGTACTTCACCTGGTTTTACGTTTGCTAGATCAGCCGGGAGTCGTACCGGCTTGACTGGCCTGTTCACTTGCGGCCGTACCGCGTGTCTTTAGTGTTTGCCCAAGCGTAGATCATTGGCAGCACTGCTGCGAGTCCGGCTTTGACGGCGTTTGTTAGATCGTAGTCGCTTGTGATAAGCACGGCGACGCTTCCAGCGACGAATGCTTTCAACCAATCTTCGAGCATTGGTGCCCACTTCATTAGCCCACCAGTGCTTTGATTTCGTCGGCTGATAGGCCGAGCGCGGCAAGTTTGTTCAATGCGGCCTGGCGTGCAGCTTGCTTTGAGGCTTCAGCTTGCACTAGAGCCTCATTCTCTGCCTGCTGTGCTTGCCATGCAACATGTTCCGCATCGGTCATTTCTCGATCAATTACTTTGCCTGTGGCCGTGTCGTGAATGCGAATGGTTGGTTTGCTCATTACTTGACTCCGTAGATTTTGACGGTTCCTGCGCTAAACGTTCCCGCGCTGGGCGCGAATGTAATCGAACTAATAGCTGTCGTGGAGAAGTATGAACCTGCACCGTAATACACGCCTTTTGCGCCGTTATCAGTGTCCATGTAACCGTAAGAATGCCACGCTTTCATAGATGACCCGGCATAGTTGGGAATAGTTATCGCTTGAAAGTTGTCTTGTTGCGACGTGCCTTCGACCCACCCGGTTAGTTCGTAGGTGCTCTCTTGGGCTTGTGTTGTCGTGCCAACGCGGTGACGCTGATATTGCGAAATGTAGTTGCCGCTTGTCGTGTCGGCGTTCATGTAGCCACGCAAATAAGCGTTGCTTGATGCGTACCATTTTTCAACAGTGATGAACAGCGTGTTGTACGTTTGATCGATATTGGTGACTGCGGTAGTTGCACCAGTCAATGTCGTTGTGCTCAATAAGGTCATGCCGCCGACAGCTGCAAAACTGTCGTTCAATTGCTGAGCCAGGAGCACATCTCCAGCTACGAATGTGTGCAATGCCATAGTTACCTCATCCTAATACGTTGGTGGAGTCCATTACGCCGTATGTCGCATCATCCAATATCAGCTCATAGACGATGGTGGTTGGGCTCGTGTAGAACGTGATCCGATGGCCGCTGGCCACATTGATGATGCCTTGAATGCCCTCAACCGCAAGCTCCGTAGCAATCTCGCTGCCTAGCCCCGGTATCTGCTTTTCCACGCTAATCGTGTCACCAATATCAACAGTGACAATGTCATCCCGTTGCGTGCTGGTCAGCGCAGCAAATGAGGTGCTCACACTGGTGTACCTGGGCTGTGGGCTGGGCTCGAGCAGGTAGGCGGCCAAATCGTCAATGCTGGTTTGTTCGTGCAGCAAGCTGTTGGTGATGCTGTAATTTTGAGTGAAATATTTCGTGATGCTGGTGGCATCGCTGTCGGTTGCTTCCTTGCCATCCAAGCCACGCACATACGCCCGGTTGATTACGTTGTCGGCATCGAACTCAACTTCCACCGCGTCATATTTGGCCCCGGTGCCGTCATCCTTGAAAATGATTACTGGCGCGCTCAACGTGTTACCAATGCGATTTTGGAATGTGATCGTGCCATCACGTGCTACGAACAGTCGGCCCTGCTCAGCCTGATTTATTTGCTGCAAATAAGCAAGCGTGTTGGTGCCCTGGG